CGGCCAACCGCGAACGGTAGCGTATTGCGGGCAATGCCTCGAGTTGCTTATCCGGCAAATCCGCGACGTGCAAGCACATCAGGAACCGCGCAAATAGTTACAGTGGCGCAACAAACACTCAAGGCGACGATATCCGGCAAGCAGGAAATCGCAAGCAACATCCTGCTACTCAAAGCATTGGTGCCGGCCGCCTTGGCCGAGGCCAACCGTTTAACCGCGGAAGAAATGCTCGAGTTTGCGCAAGACAACTTGCGCAACTCGGACACGATCGTTACGGGCGACTTGTATAACTCATTGCGCACCCGGGTCGGAAACAAAGGGTTGCAAGTGGCACTCGGTTCGGTGTCGCCGTATGCGCCATACGTTGAATATGGCACGCGGCCGCATTTCCCACCGCCGGATGCCATCCGCGCATGGTGCCGGATGCGCGGGATTCCCGATTCCGCGGTGTATCCGATTTGCTTAAAGATCGCGAAGCATGGCACGCCGGCGCAACCGTTCTTGTGGCCGGCTTACCGGCTCGGGCAACAACGGCATTTGCAACGCGCCGCGGTGTTGTTGATTGAGGCGTTGAAAACGGTATCGGCGCAAGCAAGGCGAACGGCGCTTAAGGGATTGGGACGTTAATGCATCGCACCAAACGCAAGCCATTGGCCGAGCAATTCGCAACCTTGGATGAGCCGGTGACGGCCGAGGCCACCACTACCGAGCCATTGCAACTCTTAGATGAACCGGAACGGCCGCCGATCGAATGGCCGGCCGAGGAAAGGAGAAAACGCACTATGCCGATTACGATTCAATTCGTGTTTCTTGCGCTAGCGTGTGTGTGTTTCCTACTGGCGGGTTTCAACGCGCCGGTATCGCCGCGGGTAAACATGATCGGCCTCGGGTTGTTTTTCTGGGTGTTGTCTTTGATGGTTCGTACCGCATAGATGTTGCCGATATCCGAGGTGCAAACGGCGTTGTATACTGCGCTAACCGCGGCGTTGGCGCCGGTGCCGGTACTTGATTTGGCCGGGCCGGATCAACGCTTTCCCTACTTCACAATGGGCGAGTTTACGGCCACGCCGGATGATCCGATAACGCCCGAGCAAGGCGTGAATATCGACATGATGTTGCACGCCTGGTCACGGCAACCGGGGATGCAAGAGATACAGCAACTCATGCAAACGGCAAAGGATGCCTTGCACCACAAGAAGCTTGCGGTAACGGGTTTTCAGTGGGTGGAAACCGTGTGGGAGATGGCGCAAACGTTGCGCGATATGGACGGCGTTACGCGTCACGGCGTGATGCGATTTCGGATTATGACGTTTCAAGCAACTTAAAGGAGAGTACACAACATGGCAAAATACACCGGGCGCGGTGGCACATTCTCAATCGGGTCCACCGGTATACCGCCGGTTACCTATACCGAGGTGGCGCAAGTTTCCTCGATCGGCTCAATTGCGATCACGGCCGATGAAACCGAGGTAACCACACTCGACAACACCGATGGGTTCAAGGAATTTCTACAGACGTTCAAAGATTCGGGCGAATTGCCGATTACGTTGGTGTGGGATCCGGCATTGCCCACGCATGGGAATACCGCGGGTGGCCTATGGGGATTGTTCGTGAGTGGCGAAACCCGATCGTTCCAAATCTCATTCCCAACGTTGCCCGAGCCATACCTTGCAACGTTCAATGGGTTTGTAAAGACGTTTCCAACGCCGGCATTGACGCCGGCCGATGCACTTACCGCGGAAGTCTCGATTCGTGTATCCGGCAACGTCGATTTGGCGGTTGGTACGTTGGTGGGCATGTCGGTGGGTGAGGGTGGTGGAGATGGCAACGCGCCGTTAACACCCGAGGAACAACGCCGCGCAAACGAGGCATACCGCCGTCAGAATCCATCGCGCCGGCCAACGGCCACGCCGGCGGCGCAAGTGGAAACGCTCGATGAGCAACTGGTACACGCATGAGACGCACGCCGGTAACCATTGCGCTTGATAAGGAACGCCGGTTGCGTTATGACCTGAATGCGATGTGTATGGTGGAGGAACTCACGGGCGAAAGCTTAATGGATTTAATGCGGAAGCCCACCATCAAAAACATGCGCACCGTGATATGGGCCGGCCTCATCCATGAGGATCCGGCCATTACGCAGGAAGCGGTGGGAAACCTTATTGACTTGGGTGAGTTAAAGGATGTGATCCGCCTTATCCACAAGGCACTCGGCCTTGATATACCGGCGGCCGATGAGGCAAACCCTATAAGCGCCCAACCGATACCGCCGGTAAAAACAAACGGCTCGATTGGGCACGATTATGGAGCATCGGCCGATACGATTGTGGACTTGGTGAGTCCGATTTCTGGCGGTTGACGCTTTCAGAATTAAGCCTCATCCTTGACCGGATGCAATTACGCCGGCGGGTTGAGGATTACCGTGCGGCGGTGGCGCCCACCATCCTTGCCAATATCCACCGCCGGCCGCATTCCAAGTCTGCCGAGCCGGCCGATTTCTTTCCTTCCCTACGTGCCGCCACCGGCACGCTATCCGATGGGGCGCCGGCGCAAACACCCGAGCAACAACTGGCAATGTTCCGGCATCTCATGGGCGGCCGGATTCGCGAATTGCCGGCACCTACAAATCACGATTCCAATTCCTAACTAACAACACAACATGGGCGGATTCAGCGGTTCATTGGGCACGATGGCAATCGAGGTGGTTGCCAAGGTTGACCAATACCTTACCGATATAGCGAACGTTGCAGACCAAACGGATAAAGCCATCGATGCGATGGACAAAAAATTCCAAGGTTTGCAAAACATCGGTGGGCAACTGGCGGGATTGGGCGCCGGCCTAACCGCGGGCATCACGTTGCCGATCGTTGGGTTGGCCGCGGCCAGTATCAACGCGGCCGGCGATCTGGATTCGCTCATGAAAGGATTAACCGCGGTGGCCGGCTCGAGCGATAAAGCGCAAGAGCAACTCGGCCGGCTAAAAGAAGTTGCCAAGTTGCCGGGCCTCGGACTCGAGGAGGCCGTGCAGGGATCCATCCGGTTGCAAGCGGTGGGCACCACCGCACTCGAGGCCGAGCGGCAAATGAAGGCGTTCGGCAACGCACTCGCCACCGTTGGCAAAGGCAAGGCCGATCTTGACGGTGTGATCGCGCAACTTGTCCAAATGTCTTCTAAGACCAAAGTGGTTGCGGAAGATCTGAAACCGATTATGGAGAGGGTGCCGCAAGCGGCCACCATAATCAAACAGGCTTACGGCACCATCGACACCGAAGTTATCCAAAAGATGGGCGTTGGCACGCAAGAGTTGATTAACACGGTGGTGGCCGGCCTCGAGAAATTGCCGCCGGTGGCCGGCGGTATCAAAAACGCCTTTGAAAACTTACAGGATTCGCTGAAGAACTCATTGGCGCAAATCGGCATGGCGTTCGTGCCGATTCTCGAGAGTGTAACGCCGATCATTGCCGGCGTGTTGGATGGCATCGCAAGCCTTGCCAATTGGTTTGCCGAGTTGCCGGGTCCGATTCAAGCCGCGGTGGGCGGTATCGTGGCGTTTGCCGCGGCGATCGGCCCGATAATCGGCTTGATTGGCGGCGTCACTATGGCGGTGGGTGCCGCCATGCCGGCGCTTGTGGGCCTTGCGGGCGTGTTCGGTGTATCGGTGGCGGCACTATTGCCGTTGACGGTGGCGATTGGCGCCGCGGTTGGCATCATTGCGTTAATGGGCACGCAAGCGGTGGAGGTTAGCTCGGAAATGGGCAACCTTTACGACAGTCTCAACACCGGCTCATCCGTCACCGGCGAAACCAAAGGCGTAATTGAACAGTTGACGGATGCGTTGAAGGGAATGGGTTCCGAGGCCGCATCCTCGGGCGCCACGTTCGGCGGTTCGCTGGCAACGGTGGGCACCGAGGCTAAAAAGACCGGCGATGCGGCCAATTGGCTGGCGGAAGCGATCAAAAACATGCGCGAGGAAATGGCACGCATGAGTTGGTCTGATTACCTCACGCCGATGGGCATGTTCAAAAAGTTGATCAAAGACACCACCGATGTGATCAACACGTTTCGCGGCGTGTGGCCGGAAATGGAAAAGGTGGTTGTCGGATCCCTGAAAAACATCACCGATGCCAATACCACTTGGTCGAAATCGCAAGCCGATGCCGCGATGGCAACCGTCAATCACGGCAAGGATTTGGTGGACTACGGCAAAACCTTAAAAGACCTTGGTATCACCACCGATAAAGAGGTAAACAAAAAGATTGGCGAGTTGCGCACGCAACTCGGTGGACTAGATGCGGCACTCAAGGCCGGCAAGATAACGGCGCACGAATACGAACAGGCGACGTTAAAGCTCGGCAACGAAATTGAAAAGCTTTCCACCGGATACGACAAGCAGAGTAAAAACGCCAAGGCGGCCGAGGAACAAGCGAAAAAGGCGGCCAAGGCGGCCGGCGATCGCGCCGTTGCCGAGCGTGACGCGTGGGACGCGATGAACAAGCGGTACGAGGATCAGGGGAAAGCCGCACTCAAAGAAGCCAAATGGATTGAGGACAATTACGCCAAGTACAAACAGGTAAACCAGCAAATCGACCAACAAAACGCGCAACTGGCAAACTCCTATGGCGCCGCGTATCAACGCATACGCGATGAGGTGCAAAAAACAGTAAAGATCACGGTGCCGTTGTTTGAACGCATTCCGCAAGTGGTACTTGACGCCATCAAAAGCACGAAGGAATTGGCGGATGCGTTTCAGCGTCTCGGGATTCAAAGCGCGGAATCTTTAAAGACACAAGCCGATCACGCGCAAGCAGACTACGAACGTATTGCCAACGATGGCCGATCTTCCGCACGCGACATTGAACAAGCATGGGTCCGTACGGAAGAAATCCGGCAAGCCGCGGCTAAACAAGCGGGCGATTTCATCTCAGCCGAAGAAGAGAGAATCCTCAAGAAGCGCAAAGAAGCACTCGAGACGCACTTAACCGATTGGCAAAAGTTTGTGGAGGGTGTAAAGGGACTCATGCGCAACTTGCAGCATGATGTTGCCGGCGCATTCTCGGGCGCGCTATGGGATTTTAGCGCACGCGGTAAGGTCAACGAAGACCTAGACAAACAGGCCGAAGACTTGCGCGGTTCGCTAGCCGAGCAAGGCGCCGAGTGGGAGAAATACCAATCGGATGTTGCCGGCCAAATGGCGCAACTCACCACCGATCATGCGGATGAGTTGTCGCAGATGGAATCGGACTACCGCGATAGCCTTGCATCTCGCGAGGCCGATTACGCCGATTACGCCAAAGAAGTTGCGTCGAACATTGAAGAAATCAAAACCACGCACGCGAAGGAACTTGAAGAGGAAAGCGGGCGGTTGCGTGATGCGTTAGACGATAAGGAAAACGATTACGCCAACTACGTTGACGATGTTAACCGGCGCATGGAGGAAATCCGCCAGAACTACGCGGATAAGCTCGAGCAGGAAACCAACGATTTGCGCGATTCGTTGCGCGATCGGTTACAGCAATATCAGGATTTCGTAAGCGATGCCAATAACAAGATGCAACGGTTGGGTGAGGATACCCAAACCAACATTGAACGCGAAACGAAAGACACCGCATCGAACATTGCCGATCGGCAACGCGATTACGATCGTTACGCCGAGGATACCGCCGATAAGATTTCCGATGTACGCGCCAAAAACAAAGGCGTGTATTCACAAGAGGAGGCCGATTTACAGCGATCGTTACGCCGGAAAAAAGAGGATTTGGATTCCTACGTTGCCGAGCAAAACCGCAAGCTGCAAGAGTATATCGACGATCAGAAGAAACGACAGGCAAGGGAAGAACAAGACAACAAGGATTCGCTAGACCGCAAGGCGCGGGATTACGACGAATTTGTTGTTGAGAACAAGGCCAAGCAGGATCAAGCCTACACCGATTACAAGACGGGCCTTGACCGTGATATCGGTGAGCAACAAATCGCACTCGGCCGGCGCACCGAAGATATGGAGCAATTCCGTATCGACACGGCCGGCAAACTCGAGGCACTCACCGTCAAGCATCAAGAGGAACAAGACAAAGAAATCCTTGCACAGGAAACCGCGTTAACCAAAAAGCGCACCGCACTCGATACCTACAATGCCGATGCCCTGGTCAAGTACGAAACCGATCGCGCCAATGCGGAAGCCAAGTACACCGAGCAACTGGCGGATTTAAACCAATCGCTTGCCGACAAAAAAGCCGCGTATGACCAATACGTGATCGATACCAACACCAAGCTGGGGGAACTTGCAACGCAACACCGCACGTTGTGGGGCGATATCAAAGACAACATGGTTGGCGCGTTTACCGATGCCGGCCAAGCGTTGACGACGTTCGTAACCGATTTCCTGATAGGCAAGCTGTTTAAAGAGTTGGGGCACCTTATCGATGACCTATTGCCATCGGTGACAAAGGGTATGAAAGGCGCGTTTGACGGTGGCACGTCGAGCGTGCCCGGCGTGCCATCCGTGCCGAGTACACCGAGCGTGCCGAGCATACCGGGTGGTGGCGGTGGTGGGGGCGCCTCGAGCGGCATCATGGGTTTCCTGAGTGGCGGGTTGCTCGGCAACATTCTGGCGGTGGGGCAACTCGGAATGAGCGTTTTTCAGTCATTCCAGTTTGCCGCCATGAATAAGAGTTTGGACCTAATCGAACACAACACCCGCTACAGCATGATGTTTCTTGGTGAACGTGGCGATGGCGGCATTATCGACGCCACGTTGAAGACTTCAGAAAAACTCAACTACGTCAACGCATCGCTAGACGATATCCGGCAAAAGATGATCGATTTCATCGAACCGATGAAAAACGACGTGCATACCATCATGGAACGGTTTTCGTTTGCGCAAACGCGCCTTGACGAAATCTCGAGCAACACCTATTGGGGAATGCACGCGGTACAGGATAACCAGTCGATTCTGTTAGCGATTCGCGACATGCTCACATCGCAACCAAAGGCAACCACGGTAACCATCAATACCTATGGCTCGGATTCAAAGGTGGTGGGGGAAACGATTGCCGGCCAACTCCGGTTGCAAGGGGGAATGGCTTAGGTGTTGCTCCGTTGCGCGGTTGACGGCCATGAGTTGTCGGATGCGGTGTTGGTTGAATCCGCTACCATCCGGCAAGATTCCACCGAGGCGATTTCCACTTGTGAAGTTTCGTTTCTAAAGAGATATGGAGAGGCGTATTACGACGATGCGCGGTACGA